AAGTTGACAGTTATTACTGCATTTTTACCTATTAGTGATTTTCTTATTACAAATCTTTTACTATTTAATTTCATATTATATTTATTTTATTTATTATGTATATCTATTATCCAAGTCGTGTCGTATTTACATTGTAAAAGTATTAGTATTATTTAGTTAATATTTTTAGTGTGTATGTATTGCGCAATGCTTGTGTGTGTGTAGTTATTTTATTATTATTTATTTACATTAATATTATCCATACTGTGTCGTATTTATTATGTAATATGTAAATGTAGTACATTAAAAATAGTATACTTAAATATAAAAATGTGAAAATATATATCGAAAATGTGTGAAAAGGGCCCCCGTGGGCCTAATCAATTTCAATTCTGTATATCGCAAAGTAGATACGAGAGTAGGGGCAACACCACGTCCCAATATTTGCAATGTGTTTTTTTTAGGACATTAGGTAGTTATAGTTATCTAGTAGTAGGCAATTGTCCACTTTTTAAATATTCGCTTTACTATGTGATTATAACTAACATGGCAAAACAAAAACTATCACTTACTGCAAAAAAGGCAAAAGCTAAACGAGATCTTGAGCGTGCAAAGCGTAAAGACCGTAAGGATAAAAAAGCAGAGAATCAACGTAAGAGACGTGCTGCTAAAAAGAAAGGTACGAATGTTAAAGGTAAAGATTTTGACCATAAAGATAGAAAGTTTAAAAGCGTTAAAGCTAATAGAGGAAATGATGGAAAAGGCACTAAACGTGAAGGAAAGAAAAAATACAGGACAAGCAAGTCCTAAAGAATTAGGGAAACACCCTATACCTAAGTATAACCTAAAATAAAACCAATGACATACTTATACTACAAAACGAGTACGGCAACGTACAACCAAAAACCAAGTGAAAAAGAAATAAAACAGTGGAAACACTTAGCTGACAAAGCTAACTGGAGAATTACTCAACTGCCAAATGGATTTTTCCAAACAGAATGTTTAACACCTGACAGTGAAGATACATGGCAAGACGTCACTAGAAGAGAAACCGTAGAAGGAGCTGAAGCTGCAATTGATGGAAGCATCGATCACTTTGATAAAAAGTTAGAGGCAACAAAAGGTCCTAAAATAGTTAAAACATTCAAATAGCATAATCAAATTAAATTAAATTAAATGGAATATAACCAACCCAGTGGACTTATCAAAGAATTAAACTTTGGTAAAGAAGCTAAAAGTAAAATAATTACGGGTGTAGATAAATTAGCGAAAGCGGTTAAGTCTACTCTAGGTGCATCTGGAAAGTGTGTAATATACGAAGATGCTAGAGGCAACCCGGTCATAACAAAAGACGGTGTAACGGTAGCAGAATCCGTTGTCTTATTTGACCCGGTTGAAAACCTCGGCGCTACACTTATTAAAGAAGCAGCTAAGAATACAGTGAAAGAAGCAGGTGACGGTACTACAACAGCTACCGTCCTTGCTGAAGCACTGATTAAAGAGGTAAACAAAGATAAGTATAAAGACTTATCTATACGTTTTATAAAGCAAGGAATAGAAACTGCATTGACAAAAGTAAATAATCACCTAACAGAAAAAGCTATAGAAGTTAAAGGTTCAATGCTTAATGATGTTAGTAGTATTAGTTGTAATAACGATACTAAGTTAGGTGAAATTATAGCAGAAGCTTATACTAAAGTAGGTAAAGACGGTGTTGTGTTTATGGAAACATCAGAAACAGACGAGACTTATGTTGATGTAGTTGATGGTGTGCAATTTGACTGTGGTATAACATCACCACATTTTGTAACAAACACTGAAAAACACGAAGCGGTATTAGAAGAGCCATTAGTTTTGATTGTAGGTAGTGAAATACCTAACATACGTAAGATACAACCTATACTTGAGCACGTTATAAAGCACAAAAAAGAGCTACTTATAGTAGCACAAGTTGATCAGCAACTAAAATCAGCCCTTATGATGAACAAAGTAAAGGGTAATATTAAGGTAAATATAGTTGACTTACCAGGCTTTGGTCCTAGTAAACAAGACACTGTGCAAGATTTAGCTTTTTTAACAGGTGCTACGGTAATAAATGAAGAGTTAGGTGACGATATGGACTTAATTACTCTTGATTGTCTTGGAAAAGCGGAAAAAGCTGTTACAAATGACAAAAATACTGTAATTACTACTATAGATCTTGGTAATGACTTAACAGAACGTATAAAAAATGTTAAAAAGGCCATAAAAAACGAAAAAAACCCGTTTTTAAAGAAAAAGCAACAAGATAGATTAGCTATGTTGTCGGGTAAAGTAGGTGTAGTTAAAGTAGGTGCTGCTTCTAAGGTAGAACTTAAAGAAAAGAAAGATAGAGTAGAAGACGCTATATATGCTACAAAAGCAGCTTTAAAAGAAGGTATCGTTCCAGGTGGTGGAGTTGCACTTCTTAATGCTTCGCAAGAGTTATTTGGTGATAGAGCTGAAGAAATACTCTTGAATGCTATTAAAGCACCTTTTCACGTTATACTAGACAATGCTAGTATTGAAGAACAAGACGAACCTATGCTTGGTCAAGGAATAGATGTAATAACCGGTGATTTATGTGATATGATTAGTTCAGGTATCATAGATCCAGTACTTGTTACTAAGTCAGCACTTAAAAATGCGGTAAGTGTTGTAACTACTATTATATCCGCTGATTGTATAATTTCAAACATGAGAGGCGATGCAAGCAGTAAATAACTATATAATAGTAAGAAAATTAAAACAAGGACCTAAAACAGTCGGAGGGCTTATATTAACAGAAGATACAGACGAAGACAATAGGTATATAAAAGCAGAAGTAATATCTGCTGGAAATCTTGTTGAAGGTATAAAAAACAAAGATATTGTTTATTACGATAAGCATGCTGGACATGGAGTTCAGTATAAAGAAACATTATATCACGTTATCAGATCTGGTGATGTGGTACTAATTGATGCCTAAACCAAAAACCCAAAACCTTAAACTTAAAAACAACAAACAAATTATTAATTAAAAAAAAACAATTATGCAAGCAAGTAATGCACAAGAAAATGAACTTTTCTTATACGTTGCAGAAGACGCTACCTACGCTGCTGGTTCTCAAAGAGCATTTAGAGCATCAGATTTCATAGGAGCACAAGCTGTTAACGGAGTAGAAAACAAAACAATTTTCCACTTTAAAGAATTAGACACGCACGCTAGTACTGACGCAACAGATTCATTCACCTTAGTACACACAAACAATGCACATGTAGAGGTGATGCAAACTATTGGTGCAATAATGAGTAATCCTCACGGAGGTTTTGTAACAATACATGACTTTGGAACTGGAGAAGCTATAAAATTTCCACCAATTAAATCAACTGGAACAGCGGTTACATTAACAGCGGCGCCAGTAATAGTATCAACTGAAGCGTAATAATTTAAAAACTTAAAAACATGAAATATATATTTGGACAAAGTCAAACGGTTCTAGCGAACATTGACCTGACGGATGAGGTTTTAATGGTTCCGGTTAACAAAGTTCTAGCAATAGAAAAACTTTCAACTACAACTCTTAAAATTCATACTCAAGCAACAGACAACACGGGTGATGCGGGTTTCTTCACACTCAAACATGCTGACACAACGGCAGCAGCAACATTAGACGTTTCAAGAAAACTAATTGATGACGCTGTAGCAATGATAAATAACGATTTACGTAGCGGAGTAGGTGTACTCTTTGATGGCGTAAACAACGTGAGATTAACTCATGGATTAACAACTAGCAACGTCGTTGACGAAGCATAATAAATAATAATATGAAAACAACATACGCATATTTTGGTAAAAGAGGTTACTTTCAAGTAGCTCCTGGAACTGATGAAACAACACCGGCGTTGTCAAATGCTAACTCTGGTATGGTGCCAACTGACCAAGCGGTAGACCAAGCAGACGGAACGCACGATATTCAAGTATTTTTACAAACTGTAAATAACCAAGCTTCTGGTACTAGAGGTACTGGTTTTGGTACTTTAGATGTAAATGGTAAAACCATAGTATCTGCTGACCCAGCAGTTGGAGATGTAGTAAGAATAATCGACACGGCTTTTACAGTTAGTTCTGGAACAATAGTAATTGAAGATGCTGCTTCTGATGATACAGTTAATGGCTATACGATGCATGCATCAGATATTTTACACATACGTCAAAACTCTAACTCACTTAAATCAGCTCCATTTGAAGCAAGAAGTGGGGGTGCTGCTTATCCTATGTCTAACTTTTTAGGCGCAGAACCAGTAGCTTACGATAAAGTATTTACTGACTTGTCAGCTATTGATCAAACTGATTTACATTTTAAATCAACAATTGGAGACAATACTAGTGATATAGTTAGACTATACCATGCTGCTGGAAAATATCCTGAAATCTGTAAGATGATGGAGAAGATAGCTAACTGTGGTATCTACCACAAAGCTGTAACGGTTTACGATTTAGATTCAAAAGGAAATGAAACTTTCTTAAGCCCTACGATGGGTAACGACAATTCATTAGGAATTATTGGTTGCTATCACGTACCATCTGCTTAGTAGATGAGATTAACCGCGCAAGATTTGCGTGAAATGAATATCCTTAAGTATTACAGGCTCACACGTAAGTGGGCTTGTAAGACTTACGGTATTTTAGACGCAGACTTAGAATTATTATTTTATTTAGATTGTGAAGGAAGATTCACACGAAAAGATTTTATGGACGGAGTATATACATTTTCTTGGGACAAAGCAAGGTGGGACAGGCTTAGACAAGATGGGTGGATAGATACTTGGAGACATAGAAATCGCACTACTATAAAGTATAGTGTATATAAAACCTCTTATAGGTGCAAACAGCTTATAAACAGAATTTATAGAATACTATTAGGAGAAGAAGACATGCCAACTTCGGAACGAAGCGCATTTTATAATAATAAGTCATATACGGATAAAGTTTATAACAAAGCTATAGATGATATGATTAAAGACAAAAACAGATAAAACTATGCCATACGGAAAAAAAGCAGGACTTACTAAAAAAGTAATGAAGAAAAAAGGTAAAAAGAAAAAAGCTAAAAAAAGTAAAAAAAAGTAAGTGAGCGTAATAGTTAATATAATGGGAATTCCTTTATTCACTACAGTTGAAGAAGCTTTGTCTTGGGCAGCTGCAAATGGATTAAGTGGGTACCACGTTCACAACCATCAAAATATAAGAGGATATATGGGTGGTGTTAATCACGCTACAGCTGTTAGTAATAATTCAACACCTCCAGCTAGTAGTGGTGGTTATTAAAATAAAAATATGATAAATAAATTATTATCTGCAGGAGCTGCTAATCTTGTTAAAAGTGTAGGTGGAGTTTTAGATAACTTAACTACAAGTAAAGAAGAAAAGCTAGCTGCAGAGTTAAAGATTAAAGATATGATAATGGGTTACGAAGCTGAGATGCAGAAGCAAGTAACAGAGAGATGGAAAATGGACATGAACTCAGATTCATGGCTAAGTAAAAATATAAGACCATTAGTTCTAGTCTTTTTAGTTGTAGCAACAGTGTTATTGATATTTATCGATGCTGGAATTATAAGCTTTAAAGTAGAGGACAAGTGGACAGACTTACTACAATTAGTATTAATAACCGTGATCGGTGCCTATTTTGGTGGTAGATCACTAGAAAAAGTAAAAAAATAAAATGGGTAAATATTATAAAAAAACAGTAAAACCATCAATTACAGCAAACGCTGCAACGGCTTTTGCTACCGCAGACTTGTTGTTTGATTGGTTTGCTTTTGACATACCAAGAGGTGCGGCTAGAATAAGATCGTTTACATCTACAGTAGCTGGTACAAATGGAACTAAACAAACACCGCCAAATATTGATTTAATCTTTGCAAAAGATTTAAACGGAGTTGCTCCTGCAACATTAGGAACTCCTAATCTAAAATTGGCAAACGGTACTTTAACAAAATCAATCACAACATCTGTTAAAAATCATATAATTGGTTATGGAGAAATAGTTCAAACTAATGTAACAACAGGTGGATTTTTTGGACCTTCTTATGATATATTTACGCAAGCAACTGCTAGTACAGCTGCTGGTGGTGATATTTTAGATAATATTATATTAGAAGGTGAAGTTAATCCTAATAATAAAGGTTCTCAAAGAATATATATTGCTGCAGTAACTAAAGGTGCGATTGAATTTGGAACAGATATACAACTTAACCAAGCTGGTAATCAAGCAGCTGCTACATCCCCTACTCAAATAACAATAGAGCAAGGAGCTGATACTGCTGGTGTTGCTACTCACTCTTTTGCAGTTGGTGATATATTAAGAGGTGCTACTGGTGGTCCAACTATGGAAGTAGTTTCTTTCGACAGTGCAACACTTATGACGGTAAAAAACATTTCAGAACAAATTGATAACAATGAAGAGTTAATATTAGATGCTCCAATTGTTTTTCATTTTGGTTTTGAATACTAAATAAACAATAACAATTAACTTAAATTAAATAAAATGGCAAAAAAAGAAAAGGTAGTAGACCTTAAACCTACAAGTATTACGGAAGACGAATTAAAATCAATCCAAGAAGTAGTTGGACCTATCAACAATGCTCAAATGGAGATCGGTAGAATGGAGACTAGAAAACACATGATGAACCATGAGGTTTCTGCATTACAGGGAAAACTAGCAGAACTACAAAAAAGTCTTGAAGAGATTTACGGTAAAGTAAATATCAATATTCAAAACGGAGAAATAAATTACGATGTCAAAGCTGATTCGTAAAATTTCTATTGGTAAAGATTATAAAAATGACGCCATGCACTATGCCGTTGGGCAAGAAGTGTATGGTGGTCATACCATATGTGATATTGTAGAAGAAGACAGCAAGTTTAGCGTTTATATTAAAAAAGGTAAAGATGTGCTTCCTTGGAAAGATTTTAATAAAAACATGGCTGTGTCTGTAGAATACAACTTACAGTATTAATGAAGTCGGTTTACAACTTTGTTGTAGCACCTTTAAACTCTAGATACAACAACACTAAAAAAGTAGGTGATAAAGAGTTAATACTTAACACAAAAATATTTAGCCACCAACACGTTAGTAGAGAAGCTATAGTAAAAGAAATACCTACAATTGGTGAAACAGATATAAACGTAGGTGATATAGTTATAGTGCATCACAATGTGTTTAGAAGATGGCATAATCAACACGGTTTAGAAAAGAATAGTAGAGGTTATATTGATGAAGAAACATACTTAGTACAACCAGATCAAATATTCTTATACAAAGACACCGAGTGGCAAGCGCAAAAAGGATATTGTTTTGTAGCACCAATAAAATCTACAAGTAAACTAAGTGTAGATAAAGAAAAGCCTTTAGTTGGTATTGTGAAACATACCGACGGTACAGTTAGTAAAGGTGATTTAATAGGTTTTAGACCAAACTCAGAGTATGAGTTTATTATAGATGGTCAAAAACTATATAGAGTACTATCAAATTTTATTACAATCAAATATGAACATCAAGGAAACGAAGAAGAATATAATCCAAGCTGGGCACAAGGCAGTTGAAGAACTGATTAAAGTTGCTAAAGAAGCTATTGTAGATTCTGACGACGATATATCTGCTGACAGATTAAAAAATGCTGCAGCAACTAAAAAGCTAGCCATATTTGATGCGTTTGAAATATTGAATAGAATACAAGAAGAAGAAGACATACTTGAGGGTAAAGAAACTAAAGCCGACGTTAAAGTGTTTAAAGGTTTTGCAGAAGGTAGATCTAAATAATGTACGAGCAAAATTTATTTAAAATAGTAGAACCTATAAAGAAAACTACTATAAGTAGACTTAACAAGGGTAAGAAGTGGAAGTATGGTTACAACAAAGAGCACGATCTTGTAGTTATATCTAAGACTGGTGAGATAGGTGATATATACGAGATACAAAACTTTCACATAGCATTACCTAAAGAGCGTAGTGTGTATAGCAACAAAGAAAAAAAGTGGAAACAGTTTGAATATCCAAAAGAATTAAGTAGGCTTAAAAACATATTTGACTGGAGAGTTTATGCTGAAGAAAAAAAAGCTGATTGGTTTGATTATATAGACGAAGAGTTTAAACGTCGAGAACAAGGTTTTTGGTTTGACAACAAAGGTGTGCCAACCTATATGACGGGTACACATTATATGTACTTGCAATGGAGTAAGATTGATGTAGGTGCACCAGATTTTAGAGAAGCTAATAGATTGTTCTATATATTCTGGGAAGCGTGTAAAGCAGATAAAAGATGTTATGGTATGTGTTACCTTAAAAATAGACGATCTGGTTTTTCTTTTATGTCATCAGCGGAAACAGTTAACCAAGCTACAATATCAAGTGATGCAAGGTTTGGAATATTATCTAAAACAGGTGCAGATGCAAAAAAAATGTTTACTGATAAAGTTGTGCCTATATCAATTAATTATCCTTTTTTCTTTAGTCCTATTCAAGATGGTATGGATAGACCAAAGTCCGAGCTTGCATATAGAGTTCCAGCTTCTAAGTTCACTAGAAAGAAAATTACAACAAACGAAAAGTTAGAAGATTTAGAAGGGTTAGACACAACAATAGACTGGAAAAATACAGGTGACAATAGTTATGATGGTGAAAAGCTAAAGTTACTAGTACACGATGAAAGTGGTAAATGGGAAAGACCTGATAATATATTAAATAACTGGAGAGTTACAAAAACATGTTTACGATTAGGTAGTAGAATCATAGGTAAATGTATGATGGGCTCAACTTCAAACTCATTAGATAAAGGTGGAGAAAACTTCAAAAAACTATACAACGCATCAGATGTTACTAAGCGAAACAGAAATGGACAGACAGCGTCTGGTTTATATTCTCTTTTTATCCCAATGGAGTGGAACTACGAAGGATTTATTGATGAACACGGACGTCCAGTCTTCGATAGTCCAGACCATGACGTCTTTGACCCACACGGAGAGTTAATAGATGTTGGTGTTGTAGAGAACTGGCAAAATGAAGCAGACGGTTTAAAAGGTGATCAAGATGCGCTAAACGAATTTTACAGGCAGTTTCCAAGAACAACTGAGCACGCTTTTAGAGATGAAACAAAAAATAGTATATTTAACTTAGTAAAAATATACGAACAAATAGATTACAACGAAGAAATGGGTAACACTCTTGGTATTTCTAAAGGAAATTTTCAATGGGTTAACGGTGTTAAAGACAGTCAAGTTATATTTTATCCAGACCCTAAAGGTAGATTTAAAGTAAGCTGGGTACCACCACAAAATATACAAAACAACGTTATATTTAAAAATGGTGTTAAACACCCAGGTAACGAACATATGGGTGCTTTTGGTTGTGATAGCTACGATATATCAGGAACAGTAGATGGTGTTGGCTCGAAAGGTGCACTGCATGGTTTAACTAAGTTTAGTATGGAAGACGCACCTGCTAATCAATTTTTCTTAGAGTACTTAGCTAGACCACAAACCGCAGAGATATTCTTTGAAGACGTTCTAATGGCATTAGTATTTTATGGGATGCCTTTACTTGCAGAGAACAACAAACCTCGTTTATTGTATTATTTAAGAAGACGTGGTTACAGGGGTTTTAGTATGAACAGACCAGATAAGATATGGAATAAATTATCTGTAGCAGAAAAAGAAGTAGGTGGTATACCTAATTCAAGTGAGGATATAAAACAAGCTCATGCCGCTGCTATTGAAATGCACATACAAGATCATGTGGGTATGAAGCAAGACGGAACTTTTGGTAGTTGTTATTTTAATGAATTACTAAACGACTGGGCTAAGTTTGATATAAATAAAAGAACAAAGCATGATGCATCTATAAGTTCTGGTTTAGCTGTTATGGCTAATAACAGACATTTATACAAACCTAACGCCCCAATACAAAAATCAAAACTAAATTTAAATATTGCCAGGTACACAAACAAAGGTAATACATCAAAACTAATTAAAAAATAAATATGGCAGAGTCTGTTGTAAAAAATTATTTTCCTAGCCAAGTTGTAAGCGACTTAGAAAAATCAAGCTTTGAGTACGGTTTGAAAGTAGCTAAAGCTATTGAAGCAGAATGGTTTAATAACGATACAAATAGTAAGTACGAAAATCACAAAAACAATTTTCATCAATTAAGATTATACGCTAGAGGCGAACAATCAACACAAAAATACAAAGACGAGTTATCTATAAACGGTGATTTGTCTTATCTTAATTTAGACTGGAAACCAGTACCTATTATACCTAAGTTTGTGGATATAGTTGTAAATGGTATAGCTGAAAGAACTTATGATATAAAAGCATACTCACAAGACCCTTATAGTTTAACAGAAAAAACAAACTATATGCAGGATATTTTAAGTGATATGCAGATGCGTGATTTTCACGAGGCAAATAGCCAGCTTCTAAACTTAAACACAAGAAAATCACAAATAGACTTACCAGAAACAAAAGAAGAGCTAGAAGTTCATATGCAGCTTGATTACAAACAATCTATAGAGTTAGCTGAAGAGCAAGCTCTTAATTTACTTTTTGAAGGTAATAAGTATGAGTTAACAAAGAAAAGATTTTATTACGACATTGCAACTATTGGAATAGGTGCTGTTAAAAATAGTTTTAACACTTCTGAAGGATTAGTTATAGATTATGTTGATCCAGCAAACTTAGTTTACTCATACTCTGAGTCTCCTTATTTTGAAGATATATATTACGTAGGTGAAGTAAAAATAATACCTGTTAACGAATTAATAAAGCAGTTTCCAGATTTGTCAAATGATGATTTAAAAGACATATTAAAAACCAGCTCTCATAACAAAAACAATTACTACTCAAGAAACTTAGCAAACAATAACGACAACAACACCGTTCAAGTTTTATATTTTAATTATAAAACATATATGAACCAAACATATAAAGTTAAGCAAACAGCTACGGGAGCTTCTAAAGTTATTGAAAAAACAGACCAATACAACCCACCACAAGAAAAAGAAGGTGATTTTGGCAAGCTACAAAACTCTGTTGAAGTTCTTTATGATGGTGCTGTTATTTTAGGTACAAAAAAACTGTTAAAGTGGGAGCTTCAAAAAAACATGATGAGACCTAAAAGTAATTATACTAAGGTTAAAATGAATTATGCTATTGTAGCGCCTCGTATGTACGAAGGGCGTATTGAATCTTTAGTTAGTCGTATTACTGGTTTTGCTGACATGATACAACTTACACATTTAAAACTACAACAAGTATTATCTCGCATGGTTCCAGATGGTGTTTATTTAGATGCTGATGGTTTAGCTGAGATAGATTTAGGTAATGGAACAAATTATAATCCACAAGAAGCATTAAACATGTTTTTTCAAACAGGTTCTGTTATTGGTAGGTCATATACACAGGAAGGTGATATTAACGCTGGTAAAGTTCCAATTCAAGAAATCACTAGTGGTAATGGTGGTAACAAAATGCAAGCGTTAATTGGTAACTACAATTATTATTTACAAATGATAAGAGATACTACTGGGCTTAACGAAGCTAGAGACGGTAGTATGCCAGATAAAAATGCTTTGGTTGGTGTGCAAAAGCTAGCTGCTGCTAACTCTAACACAGCAACTAGACACATATTACAAGCTGGTTTATTTTTAACAGCTGAAACAGCAGAGTGTTTATCACTTAGAATATCTGATGTTTTAGAGTATTCGCCAACAAAAGATGCTTTTATAAAATCTATAGGTGCTCATAATGTAGCAACACTACAAGAGGTTAAAGATTTATACTTGTATGACTTTGGTATATTTATAGAAATCTCTCCAGATGAAGAAGAGAAACAAATGCTTGAAAACAATATACAAATGGCATTGCAACAACAAAGTATAGAGCTTGAAGATGCTATTGATGTAAGAAATATAAAAAGCGTAAGGCTTGCTAATCAAGTTTTAAAATTAAGAAGAACTAAAAAACAAGAAAAAGACAGAAAATTACAACTAGAAAATATTGAGGCACAATCAAAATCAAACTCCGAAGCGGCTAAACAAGCTGCTCAAGTTGAAGTTCAAAAAAGTGAAGCTTTAAATTCTGGTAAAATACAGTTGTTGCAATTTGAGTCTCAAATGGAATCACAAAAAATGCAACAAGAAGTTCAATACAAAAAAGAGTTGATGGCTGTAGAGTTTAATTATAATTTACAGCTTAGACAAATGGAGAATGAAACAGTAAACAACAAAGAAAAACAAAAAGAAGATCGTAAAGACGAAAGAACAAGAATACAAGCTAGTCAACAAAGTGAAATGATTGACCAAAGAAATAATGCAAAAGCACCTAAAAACTTTGAGTCTGCAGGTAATGATAACTTAGGCGCTGGTTTTGATTTAGAAGCTTTTGATCCTAGATAACAATTATTAACTATTATTATATTATATTATGGAAGAAAACGTAGAAAACGTAGTTGAAGAAACTACACAAGCAACTGAACAAACAGTTGAAGAAACTAAATTTGATAGCGATGGTGATGACACTGTTGTTAAAGTAGATTTAAGTAAACCACCAACACCAAAAGAAGAAAAAAATGAAACTAAAGAAGATAACCCTGACGACAAGGGAGTGGTTACAGAGCTTGATAATGCCGAGTCCACAGAAAAACAAGAAGAAGTACAACCGGAAAAAGAAACACAAGAAACTCCAGTACTAGAAGAAATTACTGAAGAAGAAGTTAAAGAGCAAACAGAAGAATTAACCGAAGAGGTTGAAGAAGCTGTTACCGAAGCTCAAGAAGCAGGAACTCCTTTGCCTGAAAATTTACAAAAAGTTGTAGATTTCATGGAAGAAACCGGTGGTACATTAGAAGATTATGTAAGACTTAACCAAGACTTTACAAGTTATGATGACATGACTGTTTTAAGAGAGTACTACAAACAAACAAAATCTCACCTAACAGACGATGAAATTAGTTTTTTAATAGAAGACTCTTTTTCATACGACGAAGAGGAAGACGAACCAAGAGATATTAAAAAGAAAAAAATAGCGTTAAAAGAGCAAGTTGCCAACGCTAAAGCCCATCTGGACGGGCAAAAGTCCAAATACTATGAAGAAATCAAAGCTGGGTCAAAGTTGACTCAAGAACAACAAAAAGCTGTTGATTTTTTTAATAGATACAACAAGGAGTCAGAAGCTAGTAAAAAAGTAGTAGATAACAACTCTAAAATATTTGAACAAAAAACAAACAACTTATTTTCAAATCAATTTAAAGGTTTTGAGTATAATGTTGGAGAAAAAAAGTTTAGGTTCAATGTTAAAGACGTTGACAACGTTAAGCAGTCTCAAAGTGATATAAATAATTTTACAGCAAAGTTTGTTGATAAAAATTCCGCTTTAACAGACGCCAAAGGTTATCATAAATCGTTATTTACAGCTATGAACGCCGATGCTGTTGCAAATCATTTTTACGAACAAGGTAAAGCTGACGCTATAAAAAATAGTGTTGCTAAATCTAAAAACGTAAGTATGGACCCAAGAGAATCTCATAAAACAGTTTCTATTGGTGGTGTAAAAGCAAAAGTATTAGGTAATAGCTCATCTGATTTTAAGTTTAAAATTAAAAACAATAAATAAATTACAAATTTAAAATTACAAAATTATGGCAATTAATGCAGGAGATAGTTTAAATAGTGTTCCGTCGGTTAGACAACAAACACTATCAACAAACTACTTAGATTTTACGTCTGGCGATAACAGCTGGGCACAACAATATTTACCAGACCTAATGGAGAAAGAAGCTGAAGTTTTCGGACCGAGAACTATTTCAGGTTTCTTATCACAAGTTGGGGCTGAAGAAGCGATGACTTCTGACCAAGTTGTTTGGTCTGAACAAGGTCGTTTACATTTATCTTACAAAGCTGAGGTAAAATCAGATACAACAATTCAAATTCAAGCTGATATGGACGGTAACAATTCAGATACTACTAATGGTATATCTGGAGCTAGTGCTACAAGTGCACTTCATGGTATTAGAGTTAATGACACTGTTATTATCGCTAGTGCTGCTGGAGTTTGTAAAGCTATGGTTACAAAAATGGACGGATCTGACAAAGATCTTTTAACAGTAGCTCCGTATGATGTAGCTAACATGTCTACAACTGTAGGTTCTACTACTGCTGCTTTAGGAGCAACTGTATTGGTTTATGGTTCTGAATATGGAAAAGGTGATAACTACAACACTACTGCTGCTACACCAGTTTCTACAGATGCAAGAGGAGCTAACGAGCCTCAGTTTAAAACTTTCAACAACAAGCCAATTATTATGAAAGATTACTACGAAATATCAGGTTCTGATACTTCTAGAGTTGGTTGGGTTGAAGTTTCTGCTGAAGATGGACAATCAGGTTACATGTGGTATTTAAAAGCTGAAGCTGACACAAGAGCTAGATTTAACGATTACGTTGAAATGTCAATGTTAGAATCAGAGCTTAATGGTGTTAACTCTACTTTAGATGGTAACTCTTTAATCCTTGGATCAGCTGCAGGTGCTGGAAACGTAGGTACTGAAGGTTTATTTGCTGCTATTGAATCAAGAGGTAACGTAACTACTGGTGTTACTGGTGTTAACGCTTCTACTGATTTAGCTGAATTTGACGCTATCTTAGCTGAGTTTGACAAGCAAGGTGCTATTGAAGAATACATGATGTTTGTTAACAGAGGTACTAGCTTAGCTATGGACGATATGTTAGCTTCAATGAATTCTTACGGTGCTGGTGGTACTTCTTACGGAGTATTCAACAATGACCAAGATATGGCATTAAATTTAGGTTTCACTGGTTTCAGAAGAGGTTCTTATGACTTCTACAAGTCTGACTTCAGATACCTAAATGATTTAGCTACAAGAGGTGGTATTAACGCTGCTGCTGGTGCTAACGCTATTAGAGGGGTTATGATTCCTGCTGGTACTTCTTCAGTTTATGATCAAACTGTTGGTGCAAGTATGAAGAGACCTTTCTTACACGTTAGATATAGAGCTTCACAAACTGATGACCGAAGAATGAAGACTTGGGTTACTGGTTCTGTTGGTGCTGCTACATCTGCACTTGACGCAATGCAAATACACTTGCTAACTGAAAGATGTTTAATTACTCAAGGTGCTAACAATTTCATGTTAATGAAATAAGCACTGTTTATACTAAAGAACCG